GGATCCTGGCGCCTACTTTCTCCCATATTTTCAGCCATTTCCTGCGCGCCGCAGCGTCACGGCCCCAGCCCTTCAAAACCTCAACTTCACTCATTCTTCATCCTCCTCAACATTTCCACGCATCTGCTATTCAAAAAATGGGAGCAGTCACGGCACGAATGCACGTCAGGCCCGTCGCAGGAGAGCATGCTCTTATGCTTCTTTTTCGTTTTCAACTTGGACTGACAACCTCAACGTCTTCGCCGCTGTCAAACAATCTTTGCAGCTCAGCACTCGACAAAACAGTCTTGACGCCGTTCACCCGGGCAACGACATAGTTGCCCTTGCCTAGAACCTTGCTCACGGGCTGATCAAGCCTCCAGAATAGGTCGGCACGTCACCAGCCGCTGACGCTTCAGCCGCCTTCACGGGCAATGCAAGGTTAAGCATTTGACGTGCAAGGTCTTCCCTGAACCCCGTTATTGCCCGCTCGATAGCTGCCGCATAGGGTCCGCTTCTTGCCACACGCAAATCGCCCAAGAAATAGTCGAAGGCGCCGATGAGAGCTCCGCCGCTGCTGACGACGAGGATGCGCATTGCGGCAAGATCCTTTGCAGCCATCACCGCAAACATGTACCTGTAATCCGTTGTGTCCAAGTCTGCGCCGACCACCGCGTTTATGTACATGTTCGCAAAGTCTGTGTGCGCTTGAAAGCTGGCTTCTGTTATGTTGATGCCGTACACCGTGTACACCTTGTTCACAGCGTCGTACGATGCGTTAAGCTGCGACTGCACGTCAGCAACTGTGACGTATGTTGTCGTCATGTTTTCCACTTAACCATGAAGATTAGACTTGAAAAAATGGGGAAATGAAAAAGTTGGGTTTTCACCATGTTTAGGTTGTGGCCAAGTTGGTGATTTTGGCGATGCATTCTCCGTTCAGTACAACTGGCGCGTAACGAGTGGTCAATGTGACGTCGACAGCGTCAAATTCTTTCTTGATGTCGATGTCAGTGAACAGTGGGCGTTTGATTACGAAGAATCCGAGCGGTGCGTAGCTTGCGCTTAGGTTTTGGCCTGTGCTGAGCACGTAGGCGGTGCCTGCGGGGACGACGTTGCTGACGTACAGGTTGAGCCCGTAGACTGTGCCTAGGGCTCCTGTCTGCACGACAGCCTCGCCGTACTGTGCTGACAGTGAGAATTGGGGCAGGTACTTCAGGTCTCGCGCGTTTATGGGGTTTACGAGCAGTGAGTCTGCGACGAAGTTCATGCTTGCTATCGCCGCTTCTGCTTTCAAGATGTCTTTGGTTCCGATGCCGCCGGTTATGGTGAACTCTGTTCCTGTGGCTCCTAGGCTTGTTCCTGTGCCGGCGCTTGACCATGCTGCAGCCGCGTCTATGACGTTCATGCAGTCTTTGTCGATGGTGAAGGCCATTCGGCGGGCTAGGCGTCTGAGCTGGTCTTCGATGACGGGGATGTACAGGTCTTCAATGTTTTCTCTTGTTACCCGTTCTCGGAGGCCTTTCTTGTACGGGGTCACGGTCACCATGTTGTACGGTGTGAAGTCCATGGGAACTTCTGTGCCTTCATTGACTTCGCTGATGGCTGCGCTTCTTGAACCGTTCTGCTTCACAAACGTGGCCGTTTTGCCTGCGACAAGCGGAAACTCGGGGAAAAGTCGTTTCACAACCAGTGAGGGCATCGTCAGCTCGATGATTTTCTTGTGCAATGCGGGGTACGCGATGGCTCCGGTGTCAACCCATGTGAAAGCGTCACGTGTCATGCTCATGTCGGTTCACCTTTCACCAGAGCAGCACGTAGGCTGTGCCGCCGCTTGCTGCAGCTGCTGCTGCCTGTCCTATGATGGAAGTGTTTTTGGTTGTGTTGTCAGTTTTCACGTAGCCGGGAAGCGCGGATGATGTTAACTGGTCGCCTACGGCTATGTTTCCGTCCGCCAGTGCTCTCACGATGCCTCTGCATGCAACGCTTACTTTCTGTCCGTTCTTCGCCGACGTCAAAGTTACGCCTACGACTTTGGTGCTGTTGGCCGCCGTCGGCTTCTTCACTGTCCAGTCGCCCGTAAGCTCAACAAGCGCACCAACTGCCAAGTCTTCGCCTGCAGTCAACGTGATTATGTAGCGGTCAGAGACAAGCGGGTTTGTTCCTTCAAAAACTGGAGTGCTCATTCAAAACGTTAACCCTTGAAGGATTCGGTCAGCAGTTTCCTCTGCGCCTTCAGAATGTCCCTGAACCAGTCGCAGTTGCCGAGCACGTCACGCTGCAACTCGTCGACGGCGACTATGCCCCTGCCTGAAGCATGTTTAGCCTCAGCCTTTTCATCCTCTGAACTTTCCCCAGCTTCTGCCTCTTCACTTTCCTTTGCCTCTTCAGCTTTCTCCATTTCTTCGCCTTCTGCCTCACCTTCAACTTCAGCCAACCGCTTGCTAAGCTCGCTTATCTTCTTGCTCAACGTCTTCTTTGAAGCCCGTTTAGCAAGTTCAGCTTCCAAATCAGCCACTTTCTTCTTCAAAGCGTCAACCTCGCCTTCCTCCGCCTTCGTGCTTGTTATCTGCTTTTCCAGCTGCTGCAGCTGATTCATCAAATCCTCGTACTCCACCTGTTTCGGCGCTGTTTCGCCCGGTGCAACGTTTACTTCGCCTTGCGCCTGATGCGGAGAAGCTTGATCGTCTGCTTTAACAGACAATAGCTTCACCTCTTCTTCTGCGTTCAAATTTTTGTTTTCAGGTTCTTGCGGCCCTTCAAGCCTAGAACCCACATCCTTGTCACTTTTATCAAATGACTGTGAAACTTCCACGGATTTTATAACGGCGTCCCATTGTGAAGCGTTCATGGCCGCAGCGAAGCCCACAGGCCTGAACTCCGTGTTCCTGTATGCTGGGCTTGCTACGATGCTGAGCTCCCGCACTCTGGGCCTGTGCACGATTTCCCACGCGCCCGGGCACAGGTGAACCAGCATCCCTTCCTTCCGTGTCGGACGCTTACACTTGCTGCATTCCACGTCTTCGCTGTCCACTTGGATGCTCACGTGTGTGATGTAGTTGCGCAGTATTTTCTCGATCAACTTTTCCTCGCCGACCTCAGCCCTGAACCAGACCGTGTCTCCAACGCGTTTTGCTTCTGGAACCCTGCCCACAACCATCAAAGCGCTTTCAGCATGGTCCACACGCAGCTGAGCCCCAGTGAGGCTTTCAGCGACAAAGTCCAAGTCTTCAGCGGGAATCTGCCACTTGTTCGCGTTTACGCTCGCGTCCACGGCGACCCCTTCAATGTTTACGAGCTTTTCTTTCAGGGCGAGCTCTGCTTGAACGCCTTCCTGAGCCTTGAACGGAACAAAATAACGGAGCTGCACTTTTACGTCACCACAACAGCACGTTTACCGTGAACCTGAAGCCACGCTGAGCTGTAGGCATTGAACGCCTGCCAATCCTCAAGCATGCTCTTCTTCTTTTCCTGCGGAATGTAGCCTTTGCAGCCGGGTACACTGCACGCCGGATGAGTTATGCCAAGCTCCCTGTAATGCCTCAGAAGATGATCATGCGCCTGCTTCTGCTGCTCTTTGGTCAAGTTTGTATGGGTCACCCTTGCCATGGCGTTGACTAGATGCGGCAGGTCAACGTCGCCGTTTGGCTTATGATGCGGCAGATGCCTGTTTGTTCTCGGCACCGTTTTTCCTTCACTGTCCTTCTCACCTTTAACCACAAACGCGAACGCGCTGTCAGGAAGGTCATTTATCATCTTCGTGTCCCATTGTTTTGCTTGAAAACTCATTTTTGGTCACTCTGAAACCTGTGAAATTTTGACGTACGCGTTCACGAACCTTCTGCGCCACTCGTCCCACGCTTTAAAGTCGAGAAGCGTCTGGATTTCGGCTTTCAAGTGTTCATCAAGCCACTTGCGAACCTGCTCACGCGTTTTGAACAGGGTCTTCTCGAACATGTAGTTCTGGATTTCCCACCGGTCCGCGCCCTTAACTTTGCCAAGAGTGATTTTGACGCCTTTCCCAAGCTCTTTCACACGGAACTTTTCAAACTTGCTGGGGTCCGCCACTCGGTAACGCCAGACCGTAACACTTTCTTCTAAACCGGGCATGCTTCAAATCACCATTAATTTGCAAGCCACTCGCAGACTGTGAGCAGCCGCTTCAGCATCAAGGCCTTCACATTTGCCAGATGCCGCTTGTTATCAATGAAAAGCACGTATGTTGTCCTGTCTTCAGGCA